CCCCATACCAATCAAAGCCGAATATCTGGCCCAGATTACCAGTGGATTTGGTTCCCGCAGATCCCCTTTTCTCAGCATCAGAAAAAGGAGCCAGATTCAATGCAGCTGCTTCTGCAGCATAGTCCAGAATACCCCTACGATTTTCACGCGGGCAATACTGTTCAAGAAGGGTTTTACGAAGATTGGTGGCACTGGCAACTTCTACGCCAGAACCGAAAGGAGTGATTCCCGCTGTTCCCACATATCCATAAATGCCAGGATAGGTGGCGAAAACGGAATCATTGATTTCTTTGGCAAGAGCCTTGAATGCCTCTTCCATTTGAAGCGGTATGAAATCCTGATCAGCCCGAATACGGCCAACCTCAAGATCGCTCAAAGCGAAATCGGTATGTTTCCAATTATCCAACGCAATCTGCGCCGTAGTGGATTCTTGGCCAGGGGGCACCGTTACAGTCGCCGCAGGCGCCACATCTTCGGCCGTCTGTGCGGAAGACAGCGGAATATCAATCGTCTGTCCTTTTTTCTTTGCCTCAAGGGAATAGTCCGTATTAACCAATCTGGTCATAAGGACTTCGGGACGCAGGCACATCATGCCCCGCGCCAAAATTTGAGTTAAAATACTCGTCAGTGTGTTGTTTGATGCCATGATACATAACCTCCTGTGTAATCACCAGGGTAATCCCCGGCATTTAAAATTAATGGGAAATCCCTACGGGGACGCGCCACGTGACTACGGTCAGGAGGCTACTAATTAACTATTGCCAGTATTTTCTTATACTGCTTTCAATTTTCCAGTGGCCAGACTTTCAATCGTTTCCCCGGAAATATCCTGCCCGGAAATATGATCAATACTCACCTGCCCTGCGCCGGTCATCGGGATATGTACGCCACCTATTGCACCGCCGCCTTCAGACTTTTGGAATAATTGCGAAGTCGGAATATATGTCTTCGTCAAAAACTCCTCCAATCCAAGATTCGCATCCCCGGCCTCATTCTTCTTCGGAAGACCTTTGTCATCCAGGAATACAATTTCCTGCGTTTCCGGATCAATGCTCGCCAATTCCATTACATCGTTCTGCACATACTTCATGTTCCCCTCCGCGGGAAGGGCATGTCTGGTAACGAGCATCGCCGTTTGATTTGAAATCTTTTCTGCATTCCACCCGGCCTGTACAGCCGCCACCTTCTCTTTTTCAGTTTTAAGCTGGTCAAGATGCTGCTGTTCCAAGTTGGCCTTCAATACTTTCCACTCACCGGCTTCGGCCAAGCGATCATTTTCCAGCGCCTGAAGTTTGGCAACGGCTTCTGAATACTTTTCCGGGTCGATATCCTTGAACTTCAAAAGCTGAGTTTGTAATTCATCCTTTTCCTTTGCCAAGTTCCGGTTGTTCGTCCGGAACTCATCGAGCTTCCCTTTTGCAACGAATCCCTGAAGCACCCAAGCGCCGTCTTTCTCTTCATAGTGGTCTCGGAGCCCTTCGGGGATCTCTTCCTGGGTTTTGTAACTGGATTCTAACATTGTTTTCGTTCTCCTTTTTAGTTTATTTTACTTCTTATAATAACATTCTTTCTTCTAATTTCTCTTCTTCAAAAACAAAAATACCTATTTGTTCTTTTCTTTCTTTATCATGCCCCACTTGACTACTAAGAATTTCATGAGGTATTCCTTTTGGATATGCCTTACACGTTATTCCTTCTGTCCTATGTTTACAAATACGACAAATACTCATATAAATTTACCTTCATTTCAAAACAGTTATAGCATTATCATTCAAAATTGATAATTCAAAATACGTTTCTTTCCCTGCCAAAATTACTTTTTGCGCCGCGGCATCATATCCAAGATCCTTCATAATTTCTCTCTCTACAAAAGAAGGGCCCCATGTTTTATTTTCTTTCGCAATTCTTATATATTTTTCCCTGTATTTTTCCAAAGGTTTTAATAATTCTCTACCAGTACCATTAAAACCATACTTTTCATATGTCTTATCTAATATTACTTTTATAGTAGTTTCCTCAACTTCTGTGATCATTTCTCCTAAATAAACTCTAAGATTATCCGTAGGCACTTTTCTTGCCTGCCCAAAAGATATATTTTCATAATTAAAAATTTTAGTTACATTCACACGTGTTTTAAGTATTTCCTCCCCGTACGCTTTACTAAGCATTTCCTCACCAGCAGTATAATGACCAGCCCCCATTACACCACCATTATTCATATTTTCTCCCAAATGAGAAAGTTTAAAGCCTTCATTTCTAATTTTTTCTGCTACTTCTTTAGAAGTACTATGATACATTGTTTCATTTACTACTGAATTCTTCCCCCACACATCGGCTTCGGCTTTCGTCATAGAAGGTTTCCACTTTGTAATCTCCGGAATCCCCCTCAACTCCGTCAACAAGTATTGATTCCCCTTCGCATCCGCAAAATCCTTCAACGCCACCTTCCCACTTTTCCACAATTCCAATCGGCTCGGCCCCAGTATCTGCTTTTGGACATTCACAGGTTGCGTTTTGAGAAAATCTTCATACGTTCCAAGAAAGCGCCCAGTTTCGATGATTTTTCCTCCACCAACTCCAATTTTACCAGGAATAATCTTACCCGTAAGCGGATCAACCGTGCCCCTGACTGTATATGGACGATAAGCCTTTTCAATTTCGTCGACATCAACTCCCATTTCCCTGAATGTCTTTGTCACGAACTCTGGAAAGCATCGGCAATTATGGACTACCATTCCCCTTGCAATATATGATTCGTCTTCTTCCACACTTAAATTATACAAATTCCGAGTACCAATTAACTTTTTCTTTATTACACCCGTAACAAGCCATGGAACCGTTTCATATAACTCAGAATGATTGCATACCATTCGCGTAACTTCATCCGTAACCTCATTCAAACAATTATTTATTCGTTCTTCACTGAATCGAATTACTGTCCAGCCTGCCTTTTCAATTTCACGCTGACGGATCATATCTTTTTCGGTATTTTCGTGCCAGTACGCACCATCAACCTCTATTGCAATTTTTAAAGATGAAATAGCAAAATCAACAAAATAATAACCCCTGCCTTTTCGTTTAACTGGAAATTGCGCTTGATACTGCACCCCACTTTTATCCAATATCTGTTTCATCTTTCTTTCAATACCAGACATAAACCCTTTTTTTGCCATAATCACATTAGGATGTTTCCCCGGGTATTTATCACGCCAAACAGCGAGTTTATCTTGTACCAATTTCACAACCGCAGGATCATGCATAGGGTTTTTCTTTTTCATTCGAAGCGAACTTCGTTTTTTATGGTCTGGCGTATTGTTCGCTGCATTTGACAACACATGTATATCTTCCTGTTGAAACGCATGTGCCCCATTTTCTATCATTTCAATATTTACTTTATTCGCCTGTTTCGTTATTTCGAATCTATCTCTTTCTCCTGACGTATATTGGTTATTCATGGATATACTATTTTTTACACTTATATTCTTTCGATGCTCTGGATCACTCCATTGTCGATCCGTAATATCCAAACTAACACAACGATGCCCGCAATACTTTTGCGTGTAAGGAATTAACTTACCGCATCTATGACATCTATTAGCAAGTAACATAATGTGATCGCCTTTTTTACAATCACCCGCTTCTTTCCATGTTGTTTTCCCTGTATCCGGGTCCCCAACCTGCACCATATGATTTGCGGTTAAAGACACGCCTTCAAACTTTTTAAATTCAATCCTTACTGTATCCGGCGCAAATTGACGTGATCGCGGCAATGCATATACTTTTCTAAATCTATGCTTATGCGTAAGCACAAAATCCCCTATTTTAACCTCTCCAATTGGTTTCCAACCTTTTGAAGTATAAATAGGAACCTTTTGAGAAACAAAACACCGTGGGTGAAGAGGCATCTCTGGCCCTTTCCCTATTGAATAAACTTCATCCTGCGAATCCAATGACATACACCGAATACATGTTCGGTTTTCCGCTACACTATTCCATTTCCACCCCTTTACGATGTCGGCGTTCGCTTTAGCGACATCAAATGCGGCATTTACGTTGGAAGATTGTACATACGTTCTGGTCAGAGCTTCCATGTCGTTATCAAGACCGTTGAATACCTTGCCGCTGAACCGCTTTGTCATATCTTTGTAGCTTTCACCTTTTAACATACCCGTCAGCAGTTCAGATTTGATGTTCTTTTGGATATTGTAATCAAAAGTGTCGCCCACCCATTTATTCAGCAATTTTCCACCCACCGGCGTTTTCGTTACCATTGAATGCAGCTGCGCTGCCGATAATGCTACCGGGTGAAAGTTGGGAATCATCCCGCCAAATGATAATATCTTGTTTTGCGCCACATACGATGCTTTTCCAGCCACTTCCGCTGCGTTTGCTATCGTTCCAGTGATCTGTGCCTGCGCAGCGACTGAAAGGTGTTGGAGTTCCTCTCCCAGTGCTGTTAATCTTTGTTTTTCCCATCGTTTTAATGATGCGCCTTTCCCAGCCCCGGCAAGTGTTTTTGTAATCTCTGCCCGTGCCCGCTTTGTACTTTTCAGGACTTCCCTGGTTGCCTTATCTTCAAACTGACTAAGCTGATAATTCCATTTCGTTTGGGAAACCAACTGTATCAGTTTTTGTGTTTCGGCTATTGCTAATTTCTGGGACACTGTTATTTTCCTTTATCTACAATCAATCCATCCGGCATAAATATAATTACCCCGCTTCGCTTGCTCCCGAAGCCCCTTTTCCTTTTCCCTTGTCCCAATGGGCGGTTCTGGTTGCTGTTCCTTCCACTGGACATATTCACTTTCCGTCTGGATCAATTCAAAGCAATTATCTTCCTCGTTATTTACAGCCTCCCTTTTTCCCGCCTGTCTTTTTCCCACTCCCTGCTCCTGTATTCCGACCTCGACCACCACCCTGTCCATTCCTCGGACCCGTCGCGTTTCGCGGTGGGCCTGTTTTATTTCCTTTTGGCATTATCTGGTCCTCCTTCTTTATTTACCTACACAACATCAACGCTTGTTCTTCGTTGAATCCGGCTTCCACCAACGCTACATATTTCGCATGAAGGATAATCGCAAAATATCCGTTATGCTCCAATTGCAATTCCATGGACATCTTCAGATAGCGAACCGCCGCCCTGAACTTTTCCACCTGCTCTGTGCAAGTAGTATCGTCCTCTTCCTGCCTTCCTTCAAAATTTGCCATTGATATTGTTTTTCCCATTTCTTATTCTTCCCCTTTATTTCCAAATGCCAACGCAGTCTTCTGCCGTTTAATCTTATCTTCGGCAATCGCTTCCTGCTCCTCTTCTACCGTCCGCCCAGGTTGCAACACCTCCCCTTGCTGTAAATTCCATATGAATGTTTCCTGGCTCATTTCCTCTGCCTGTACCGCCGCGAGCAATGCCGTAATTTCCTGCGAAGACAATTTTGCGCTTACGAAATCCTTATTCAATCCGACTGCGCATTGATCGGCGGCCACCCCTTCCCAGAATCCTATGTGTTGTAAGACATCGGTTAATGCCCCTTCAATATTACCCGCGATGTCCGCTAATGTGGCAGAATCGCCGGAGCTTCTTAACTTAACGGTCTCCGCGGCTTCGATTCCCGCTCTTTGCTCTTCCAATAACCGGGCACCGGACACTGCCATTTGCTTTTCAAGGCGATCGAGACCAGTTTCCATTGTAGCCAGTCCTTCGCCGCCAGTCTGTAAAAACCATGATTTCGCAGTGGGTTCAGTAGTATGATGCGTTACGCCAGGCCCAAGTGGGACCTTTGCACCGTCATCAAAAGTAAATCCGGCAAAACATGGAGTGGGCAATCCGGCAAAGTGCAATCCGTATTGATATGCGACGGTAAGTTTCCAATGGCCTTTAGATAGATTTAACAAGTCGAGCAATGGTGGTCGTGATGCCTGCGGCACATTACTCCCAGAACCAAAAAATACGAAAGGGATGAAGTCAAGTCGTTTTCCTTTGTACGCGGGCATTCGTGGATTTGGAAACCCATCAACCTCCGGAACCGCTGACCATTCATCCCCTTCGGATCCAGTATTGTTCAATTTCCTATAAATGGTTACCACATACAATCCAACATCATCTAATTCCAGTTTTCTGCGTTGTGGAATTACTTTCGTTTGGGAAGGATCATCCGGATCAATAATTGAGATGGATTCACTCAATAGAATTTCTTGTTTAACTTTCTTACTCTTATTATCAGACCAATCCAGAATGGAGAGCGCTTCATAGGGCGCGGCGTAGGGTATTTCATCTTCATCAATATCAACGAGCACGCCATACCGACCAAATCCAAGTACATTATCGCAGGATTCCCGAATCAGGTCATCAAAGGAAGCTCCATTGATCATTATATCATCGAGAACCGCCTTTTTCCCTTCTGGATACTTGATATCAGCTGGTTTCCGCAGAATGGCGCCTTTCAGTCCCTGGCGAGTGCGGAACAGCGAATTGAAAAGAATGCCAAAACCAACATAGCGTTCATACGCAGTAAGTTTCCCGACCTGGCCTTCCAGCATGGGCGTGTAACGCTCTTCCTGCGCCTTTATCTGGCGTTCGCCTGCAAAGAAATCAGAGAGGTCTTGGTAATCATCTTTATACTTATCGTATTCTACGTTTAGCTGCATGCGTTATCCTTTACTTCCTTTTTTGCAATCAACTCAAATTCCTTGAAAATAGGAGTAGCCTGCTTTATTCCATCAATTTCAGGATAAAATTCCGCCTTCACCGTCATAATGGAATCAACATGCATCTTAATTTCAAGTCCCCGGCAATGCTTAATTCCAAGTGCCTCTGCAATCTTTTGGCATGCGCTATATTGTGCGTAATGGAGCCCCATTTTCCTTACCCCCTTTATTTCTTATTAAACGAAATTTCCGGAATATCAATTTCTTTTACGGTCATACTTGCAAAATCAATCTCGTAAAGATGCCCTTCATAATGTTTCGGTTCAGGAAAGGACACAGATTTATGTTCTTTCCAAAATAAAACCGCTGCCTCCTCCTGTGATGCTACAGTTTGTTCCACCACAACCCTATTGTTTATTCCGCGAAATGGATACGACATTAAAATTATAAGTAATAATATCTTCATTCCCCTTCCCCCTTCTACCAAGCCGCCTCCACCATCGAAGCTTTCCCTTTAATTGGATACGCAACATCCGTAAAGTACCGCATTGCTGTTGTTATGTGCTGATACTTCCCATCCTCTTCCTGAAATGTTGATCCTTTTTTCAACTGTGTCAATTTTAATCCCTTATCTCCGTATGGACATTTAACCGGATTTACAAAAAAGCTCCGTTCCCCTGAAGCATTCAGCACCTTTGCCCGTAAACTACTTTGGGATTCCTTGATTGGCCTGTAATTCCTGGTTGCTTTTACCTGAACCCGGAAGCCGTGTTGCTTTAATACCTTTTCAATCTGCAAGTAATCGGATTGCTGGCCGTGTTTTTCTCCGTGATGGCCCTGCGCATCTCCATATATATAAACCATTGCCCCTTTGTATTTGGCATACCGTTCTACAAATTCCGTTGCCGTGTTTTGCGCTACCGCGCTTTCCAACACTATTTCATCCACCACGTATATTTTATCAGATTCCCCCGGTGCTTCCGCTTCGTCTACTTGCATGATTGCTGATGAGAGCGGCGTGTAGTTGAAATCGTGCGCCCATATAATGTCCTTTCCAGGCTGGAAGACTCTGTCGGTGTGGTTGTCATCCATGTAGTCCGCATATACCCGTCCGGAAATAGTTTCAAAGCTACCCTCGTATTCTTGCCTGTAGAATTTGGGGTCCATTGACCGTTTCGCATCTTCAATCTCCTTTGGGCTTAAAATATCCGAGGAAAACCATGTGTAGAATCCCCAGTCTGGATGTTCTTTGCTTTTCCCGCGTTCTACTAAATCATAAAAATGATTTAACCCCTCCGGCACCCCAAACAACCAACACCATGAATCTTCCATTCCCCTTGTGGAAAACAATGGCCGCAAATGTGCATCCCAGATATCGGCTTTGCAATTTGCTATTTCATCAACTCCTCCACCCCTCCATGGTATCCCTTCAACTCGTTCTGGTTTATCTAATCCCAGCACATATATTTCAGATCCGTTTTTAAATGGAATCATTAATTCTGATTCCGAAGGACGGCTTGCCAAAAACCAGGGAGGCGTCATCTTTTTCAGATCCCGCCAGAATAAACTTTTTGCCTGCGACCATACCGGGGCGGCTGCAAAATACATTCCCGGTGTTTTCATCGCCTCCGTTATTACTTTTCGCTTAAACCTTTCTGTCTT